ACCATTGAATCTTTCTTAGGATCTTTCATCTGACGTGCTTCATCAACCTCAACTTCTTCCTTCTTGAAAGGATTAACACCCTTCTTAGGTTTAGCATTGTCAGCAGGTTTCTCTCCACCGTCGATAGCGTCGTCTGTCGCTTTGCGTCTCTTGTGCAGATACTCATCCGAAGAATCGACATCACCATCGTTGTCAATGTCTTTGTCTTTACGATTCTTAAATTCTTTATCGTTTGCTTTATCGTCTACAGGATCCAACTTTTTCTTTTCTACGACATCCTGCCATGCCGAGAAAATGCTTTTAATAATTTTGCTATCCATTGTTCCTGTCCTTTATAACATTTCTTGGAAATGTGTAATAATCGCAGTGATAACACCTGCACTCATTACCCACATCACTTTTGATACAACATTCATGCGTTCTCGCATGGATATTACATGTGAGTCAATTTCATCTACTTTACTAGAGATTCTATTGAGCCTTTCATGACCTTCAGCACGTCTTGTCTCAAGATCAACAATTTTTTCTTCTACTCTTGCCATGCCAACTACTACATCAGCAAGTTTATCAAGTTTATCCTCGATCCTTTGTAACCGTATATCGTCGCTCATTGTTTCTCATCCTACGAATAAATTATTCTACCAGGCTTTACAGCTCCAGTACCTTGGTGTACTCTTATCCTTTGCGGTGTCACACTTGTGGCGGGCCCTAAAGGATTTTCGACGAGCAGGAATATTTTTCTTGATCGTCATGTTTTTATCACCAAAATTAACTTTTTTCGCAACTCCGTCTCCGTCAGGGTCAACAAAGACCTTTGACTTCTTTACATCACCTGCCGAGGGTTTGTTTAATGTTACTTTCTTCCCTTGGTAGGTTGCTTCACAAAAATTCTTAAAACTAATCATTTCGTTAGTCAACCATCAATGCAAGTATATGCGGATCGAGATCCACTTGTCGAGCGATCTTACCCGCATAGTATTCTTTACCATGTCTAGGTTTATCACCGTGTTTAAACATAATCTCTTTCACTTTATCAGCGGCAGCACTATACTTTTTTTTAAAGATGGTATCCGCGCCTAACTTTTTAATCAATTGTTGGGTAGTCAATTCTCCCAACTCCATTGACTCAGTTACACAACTTGAATCATGATCTTCATTTGCCATCTTAACACCGGCATACTTACCTTTACGAATATCGGCAAGGGTTTTTACTGCTTTCTTACGATCTTTTTCTACTGATTTTTTATTAGTTACATTCTTATGTGTAGTTTTAATAATCGATGCTTCTTCGACACCTTCGTCTGACTCCTTAATACCGTTTTTCTTTCTCCATTGCATGACTGTGGCAGCATCCGCAACTTGGTCTGCCCAGTTGCCCGGTCCAGTAGTTGCCTTTCTTGCGGTGGGATTTGCTCTCATAGCATCACCAGCGTCTTTGGCGATATACTTTAAAGAATCATACGGTAAGTTCCAGAACCTATCGTTTTCAATACGAGCACCGTTTCTTGGACGACCATCACCCATTTTCCAGTTTGTCTTTGCTTCATCAACTGATTCTTTCTTCTTTTTGGCGAACTTATCTTTGAATGCCTGTGCAGATTGATAAGTACCTTTCGCATAATCTGAACTTTTTAGTGCAGGTTCTTTTGATTTCATCTTCGCGATGTAGGCGTCAGTCTTTTTGTTTTTGTTGGTGAATTGATCGATATAATCAGTCGCACCTTTTCTCAATTCTTTTTCTGACTTACCCTTATTTGCAGGATACATCTTCATAATCTTCATAGTGTGTTTGATCTTATCTTCACGACTTGCGTTCGGCGGAAGTTTACCAATCGCTTCATCCATTTTTGTTGACTCTTTAATATCTACAATAGAGGCTGCCATGTCACCAACGGCAAACGATACCATCGAAGTACCAACTCTTTTGTATAAGAATCTTTTTACACCGGTTGGATTTCCTTTGTTAGCAAGGGTAATCTTTTCTACTTCACCCTTACGAACTGTACTCTTTGATTTAACAACAAATTCAATGTAGTCATCACCCTTCTTGATAGAGTCATTAGACTTGATTTTGACGGTTGAACCTTTTTTCAGTTTGTCAAACACTTTAACTAACTTTTCTCGATCTACAGTGGTCAACTCATTTATTGTTGACTCTTTAACAGACTCCATATATTCGGAAGCCTTTAACTTAACGTTGTGTTGCTTACGCAATTCATCAGCCGCAATCTGTGATAAGAATTTGACCTTTGCTTTAGCAAGATCAATTAGATTGTCTTTTTCTAATCCAGAAATCATACCTTTCGCTTTCTTGTATGCAGGTCCAGAAGGGTCAATTCGATCGATGGTAGAATAGTTCTTCTTGAGTAACGCGATCTGTTTAGGATTCAGATTTTCACTAACATCTGTCGACTCTTGTACCATACGACCATTCTTCACCATGCCGTGTTTCTTTAACAACACATGAATTCCATCTCGCACATCCGTATCTAGCCCAGCAATATGCTTTTTCATTGCCATGAATGCTTTGTTAGCAACATTAGGTGTGTTCTGATTGTCTCCGATTGCTTTGACGTAGTATGCAACTTTCTCAAAGTCAGTCTTGTCAATACCACCACTCTTCTTGGCATATGACTGGATATCCATGAAGGCTTTACGGAAGTCAATTGCTTCATCAAGTTCGGTTGACTCTTTAGTCGTCTTTCTGGCATCAACAAAGTCTTGGTTTGATGGGCGATCAGGATCACCTTTCTTAGCAGGTGCTTCACCGCGCTTCTTCTTCTGGTTGATGTTATACCAAAGACCTTTTTTAGAGGTGCTTCCGTCTTTCGTTTTGTGGGTATCAGATTCCTCTTGTGCCACAGAATTCGAAACTTCTTTACTTCCCTTGAGAGATTCTCTCATACCTTTGAATTTTTTCACAGAAAAATTTCCTCTATCCGGATAACTATTATTTATATCTTTTAGTTTGTCTGTTTATTTTTACGACGAGCGCGGGCAAGACGGGCCCGATCAAGAACACGATCGTATCCAACCTTTTTTCGTTCTCTTTCTCGTTGATTCTCTTCGCGGTCTCGTTCTTTATCTAGACGAATCTGTTGTTTCGCGCTGTCGATTTCATCTTCTTTGACTTGACCAGGCACTTTCTTCTTAGCTTTCTTAGTTGCTTCAGGTGTACCCCATTCGGGCTGATCTTTATACCACTGATCAGTCTTCTCGTTCTTCGTCTTTAACTCTACGTCATCAATCCATCGACGAGAAATATCACCTTCTTCAAGAGCAATAATTAAATAATTAGTGCCGAGTCGATGGATGTGACCGTTCTCACCTGTTGATTTGATAACAACTTTATCACCTTCACTGAACAGATTACCTTCAACAAACTTTTCGCGCATTTCAGATACTGATTCAAGTTCGATATGATTCTTAAACTGCAAAGTCTCTTTCAGACCCATACCAGAACGAATGTCGTTGAACAATCGCTTCGAGTCTTTGTTCGACATTGTCTTAGGAACACCTTGACCGAATGTTATAAAATCATTGTTCCTTGCGTTCTCACGTTGCTTTGATGCTGACATTCCTTCAACACCTTCAGCGTCAGGATCACGAGCACCCGCAGAGACAATGTTTATCTTTTCGAAGTTATAAAAACCGTGTCGCCCTTTAACACCGTTGTACTTCCCTAACAATGTTTCAAATTCTGTCACCCGATCTGAACCTACAACCATGGTGATCTTGTTGAATCCCTGATCGTATAGACCAGTCACGACTTCGAACACAGTCTTATAACTCTTGTTTGAAATGATGTTTCGAGCATGTTTAGGGAACATCTTACGAACATGCTTTATCTTTTGTTCATAACTAAGAGGATTCTTTTTTGAATCTTGGGATTGTGATAAGAATACTTTATATGGATTACGCCCAGACTTGGTCGCCAAAGCATTAATCACTTTCCCATGGCCTATTGTCGGAGGGTTCATTCGCCCGAAGGTGAAAAATACCTCGCGTTGTTCCTCTACGAGATACTGTTTAAACGATGGTATATTAGGCATCTTTGTTCTGCTTACCCATTCTTCGTTCTTTTTCCATCTTACGAACCTGTGGTAACAACTTGCGCGACATCTTATCAATTCTGGGTTTCATTTTCTCAAGACGTTTTTCAATTTCTTGACGACGTGTAGCCGGTAAGTCCGCACGAGAAGTCCCTTTCGCGAGTTTCTTGAACATTACATTCATGGCTTGTTTACGCGCTCTCTTCTTAAGTCTTTCGGGATCAGCGGCTCGGTTTGCCGCTTTCCTACGACCCATAGCAATCTTCGCTTTGTTTTTGCGCATGACTCTACCACGGGCTCTTCGCTGCGCGAAGTCGAGAGCTTCGTCTGTCTCTTCGACCTCTTCCCCAATACGACCTCTCCTACGTTTCATTGCCGCCCAGGAGATTTCTTCTGGCATACCAGGAGTGTAATCGACTACTAAAAAATCTTTAAAACTTAAAGGTTTTGCCATCTTAATTTCTCGTTGGTTTATCCCATCCTTTCAAAATGTCAGGTGAAAAGTTGTTGTATGAAAACTCCATACGATCAACAAGTTTCACCGCATCACCACCAATTGTGTCTATTGCTACATATCCTTCCTGACCTGTAACCTTGAAACCTTTTCGGGTTTTAATAAAGGTTTCCAGACTATTCAGTTTATTAAGTTTATTTATAAGTTTCAGTTTAACAATAACAATCAATTTCTGCAACTCAAACATTCGAATCAGGTTTGCTTTGTTTTCTTCGCCGAAGAAGGAGAGGAGGTCGTCGAGCTTCGCTTTTTGCGTGGCTTTGCCGCGGTCGCTTTTGCGGTTGTCGATTTCTTTTTTGTACTTGTTTTTGATCCAGTTGATGAGCTTGGCGGTGTGGGCTCTACTATCACCGATGGTTGCGCCGGCTCGGACGTAGGTGTTGTTGAACTGCTCGATGTGCTGGGCAAGGGTTTGGTTGGCTTCGAGGGTTCTAAGGGTTGTTCCTGAGATCCCGTTAAAAAGTTTACCAATTTGCGAAAGATATTCATTCACTGTCTCCGTTTCATTTTTAGTCATGGTTGCGCTTCGAACATCTCGAAGCATTGCGTCTTGTGACCACACATTGGCGGTCTTTTTCAACTTACTCACATCAACTCCATATGATGCTTTCATTGTTTCGAATGTACTACCTGTATATGTAGTGTGCCATACAATACCGATTTTTGCTCGTTGAATGTCTTTTGCTTGATCAACCGGAATAGCATAAACAATAGTGTTAGGATGGAAGGTAATGTATCTTTCGCCTTTAATTTTTTGTTTCTTAATATCACCCTTACCAAATAAGAAGTCCCCTTGAATAACACCTTTGATTCCAAGAGCGGGTAGATACTGTAATGCGTCTTTAAGTTTAGTAGCAAGATCACCGGAAGTGTCTTCGTCTACCTCTGCGGGTGTCTTGTAGACTTTAGGGTTCTTATTAAAAATACCTTTCTTTGCTACAAAGAACTGACCGTCTCGTGGATCAGTACCAGCAAAGATAGCAGGTGCGCCATCCCACTTGACAGAAACTCCCGTATCTTTTACACCACTAAGCATATCACGTAAATCACGTAAGGCAAAGATTGCTTGACGTGTACCATTAACACCACCGTAGAGAACCTTGTCCTCAATGTGAGTCATGTGAGTATTCTTTTGTTCGGTCAGAAAATCAGAAAATGCTAACATCGGCTTCTATGTCTTTAATAGTTTAACTATTTATAATAATTTTTTACCGGTTGCTGGTTTGCTTTTGTAGTCACACATGATATGAGAAGGATAACGACCAGACTGTTTGTTACGTATGTTTACTGTAAAATCAAAAAATGAATTACTGAATGATATATTAACACGCTTACCAGTACCAGATGAACCACCGTAATCTATTATAATCGGTCCACTGACTGTCGACATGGTGTTATTTTTACTAGGATCCATATACCAAGACCATATTTTACCGCCATCCATTCCGTGAATCATCCAATAGTCAGACCCTATAGCCGTCGATAAAAATAATTTTAAAGCATTTCTATCGATTTTAGAAGATACATTGACGCCAGTCGCATGGCGAGTTCCTTTGCCGTAATCATTAAACACATTACAAAATGACAACTCCTCGATACCGAAGGCAGACATAATTGCTTTTCCGACAGGAGAACTAATTGATCCCTTTTTAATTTCTGTTTCCGGAAAAATTTTACTTACACCAGAATTGACAAAGGTAAGCGTGGAACTATATTTGAGGGAAAGATAACTTTCCTTTTTGTTATGGTGCACAAGAGTAATATCAGTCAATTTACTTCCGTGTTCTCTATGATCTTTAGGGGATACAAAAACCTGTGATCCAGAATTAACGATAGGTCTTGATGTATTAGCGCCGCCTTCATGTCTGAAATTGACGACTGGTGAACCTATCTTTGCAGAACACATTTCAATTATTTTTGACGTTTCGGAAGCGTATTGTCCTTTACCTTGTCTTCCTTCAACGTATTCGTCTAACCGTTTTGCGAGATCAGTCTCAAACAAAAGCCCTTTGTTAACTCGGGTACCACCTGCGGGCATGCCCCCGAACTCTTCACTCTTTTCAAATTGAGTTATAGGAATTTCAGCGTTCGATTTTGATCCGACGTAAGTTCCGCCAATCTTTAAGATTCTGTCAAGTCCCTTTTTAAGTCTAAGCGATAAGATTTCTCCGGCAGTTTTATCAACATCAGAACTTTTGGTTATTTTAGTCGTACCAATTAATATGTACTTCGCATGAAATAAACCGCCATCAGTTTTAAAAACGTTGGTTTTTCCATTTTTTTCAAATGTTTTTTCGACGAGAAGAACAGAACGATACTCTTTACCGTCTTTAGTGATTTCTGGTATACTTAGATTCGGCATTTAATCACTCTTTTCTATTAGGTTAGCTTCAAGAGCATTATACACAATAAGTTTAATGATGTCAACTACTATTTATACTATTTGAATCTATCAGTACCGTGTACCCAAGAAACAAGGGACCATCGATCACCTTTCGTCACTGGATTCACTCTATGAGGAGTAAAACTTGGAAAAAGAATCATAGTTCCGGGTGTTTGAGGGGCAGTAACAAGTGTGCCGTTGTTGTTA